CCGGCTTCCTCAACGTCATCCGACGCATGATCTCCGAGCTGCTCGCCCAGCAGATTCTCACCGCATTCTTCAGCGCCTTTTCGGGCGGTACCGGCATCCTCGGCCAGTTCGCCTCCGCGGCGCTGGCCGGGCTGCAGCCGCGCGCGAAGGGCGGCCCGGTGACGGGCAGCTCGCCCTACCTCGTCGGCGAGCGCGGCCCGGAGATTTTCGTGCCCGCGACGGCTGGCACCGTGCTCCCCAACGGCACCGGCATGGGCGGCGGCGTCGCCGTGTCCTACAACATCGACGCGCGTGGTGCGACAATGGAGCTGACACAGGCCTTGCCGAGCATCCTCGCGGACAACAACCGCCGGATCTTCGACGAGCTCGACCGCCGCTACGGGATACGCCGATGACCGACTTCGTTCTGCCGCCGGATCTCATCGCCTCCGAGGTTACCGGGGGCACGCTCGACAACACGGCCGTCTTCTCGTCGGCCCTCAGCGGCGCCGTGCGCACCTACTCGCGCCCCGGCAACCGCTGGACCTGTCGGCTGCTCTTCCGCGCCCCGATGCCGACCCGTCGCGCGCGGCTCCTGAGCCTCATCGCGCAGCTCCGCGGACGGTCGAACCGCCTCTATATCGTCGACCCCTCCTACACCGCGGGCGGCTCATTCTCTGCGCCCGAGCTGCTGACCAATCAGGCAGCGACCGCGGCCACGACGGGCTGGACCTCGAGCAACGCCGAGATGGTGCTGTCGGCCGACTCCAACCGCGGCCTGCGCCTGACCCGTACCGGCGTGACCGCCGACCGCTACGCCTACCAGGCGGCGCTGACGACCGTCACGAGCGCCCCCTACGCCATCCGCGCCATCGTGGCCGCCGGCAAGGGCGCGGTGAACCTCAAAGCCACCGCCGGCACGACGCAGGGCGACACCTCGCTGCGCAACGGCACCGCCCTGACCGCCGCCGGGCGTCTCTCCGAGACCTTCACGGCCTCGGGCACCACGTCCCACGTCTCCTTCTACGACCTCGTCGCGGGCCGCGCCGCAAACGACTTCCAGTTCCTCAACTGGGCCTCCGTCGCCCGCTGCGCGCTCGTCAACGGCGCCTCGCAGACCGGCGCCGCCCTCAACATCGACGGCCTGCCGGTGTCCACCAACGCGCTCGCCAAGGCCGGTGACTGGGTCGAGATCGGCGGCGAGCTCAAGCGTCTGGTCGCCGACCTCGAGAGCAACGCATCGGGACAGGGCTACCTCATCTTCGAGCCGCAGCTGCGCGCCAGCCCCGCCGACAACTCGCCGGTCATTTTCCGCTCGCCGATGGGCCGCTTCCTGCTGTCGGACGAATCCATCTCGTGGGGCGTGCGCCCCGGCCTGATCGGTGACATCGAGCTCAACCTCGTCGAGGACATCGCGTGACACGGATCGTGTCGCCCGACTATGCGCTGGAGGCTGAGAAGGCCTCCATCACGATGGTCTGCATGGTCGAGGTCAACTACGACTCGGGCACGGTCCGCGTGCACGACGGCATCGGCAGCATCACCATCAGCGAGCTGCTGCTCACCGAGGCCGGCGAGCCGCTCGACGCCGAGAACGGCGACAACCTCACGACCGAGAACGCCGCGCAGACCTTCCTCGGCATCGGCGACTTCGGCGGCATCGAGTCCGTCGAGGAGAACATCGAGGTCGTGGCGCGTCAGGTCACCCTCACTTGCAGCGGCCTTGACAGCACCTGGATTACGCCCGCGCTGGCCGAGGACTACCAGAACCGCACGGTTACGGTGTACCTCGGCTTCTTCAGTCCTGACACCGGCGCGCTCATCGGCTCGCCCGAGGTCATCTGGGAGGGTCGCATCAACCAGCAGACCATCACCCTGGCGAAGGGCGAGGCGACGCTGTCCATGACTTGCGAGCATCGTCTGCGCCGCGAGCCGCGCATCGCGCGGTACACGAACGCCGACCAGCAGATCATTCATCCCGGCGACCGCTTCTTCGACCTTACGCACACCATCGAGGGCTTCGTGAACCGATGGGGTTCGCGCGACATCGGCTTCTCGGGCGGTGGTGCGCCGGGCACGTCGCCGGGCACGGGTGAACCGGGCAGCAGGATGCGGAGAGACTGATGCGCCGAGAAGACTGGCACGACAAGATGTGGCTCGCCATCGAGCAGCACCGCGAGGTGCCCTTCGACTGGGCGACCGACAACTGCTGCACCTTCGTCGCGCGCGTCTGGGACGCCATGACCGACGGCGACACCGTCCCGAAGGTCAAGGCCTGCCACCCCGACGAGCTCGGCGCGCTGCGCCACATCCGCGATTGCGGCGGCCTCGGCCCCGCCCTCGAGCGCATCTACGGCCCGACCGTCCCCGGTCGCGCCCAGCGCGGCGACCTTGTGCTCGTCGACACCGACAACGGCCCCGCCGCCGGCATCTGGGTCGGCAGCACCGCCCTCGTTCGCGGTCCGGTCGGCCTCGTCGCGTACCCCCGTTCCGCCATCCTCGCGCGCTGGGTGCCCTGATGCCTCAAGCAATACCCACAGCAATCGCGGCACTCGCATCGAAGGCGGCAGCAGCTGCAGCCGCTAAGGCCCTCTTCTGGGCCGCCATCAAGAAGATCGCCGTCTCTGCGCTGATCAACATCGCGCTCGCCAAGGCAGCGCAGATGCTGATCGGCAAGCCGAGAGTGCCGCGGCCGGCGCAGGACATCGAGTATTCCGGCACCGTCGAGGCCCGGCGCATCGTATACGGCGAGATGCTGTGCGGCGGCATGAACGTCATCCCGCCCCTCTGCAGCGGCAGCAACAACGACTTCTTGCACCAGGTCATCGCCATCGCCGGCCACGAGTGCAACAGCCTCGGGCAGGTCTACTTCAACCGCGACGCCGTCGGCACCCTCACCGCCATCACCGGCAGCGCCGACGACGGCAAGGTCTTGGGCGGCCGTTACGCCAACCGCGCATGGGTTCGCTGCTACGCCGGCAGCGACACCCAGACGACCGACTTTAAGCTCGCCACGGCTTTCCCCTCGCAATGGACTGCCTCGCACCGTGGCCGCGGCGTCGCCTACATCGCGCTCACCTACGAGTTCAACGAGGACGTCTACCGCCAGGGCAAGCCCGAGGTTACCTGTCTCGTGCAGGGCAAGAAGGTCTACGATCCGCGCCTCGATGGCACCCGCGCCGGCGGCAGCGGCTCGCACCGCGTCAACGACCCGACGACATGGGCCTACTCGACCAACCCCGCACTCTGCCTCGCCGACTACCTGCTCGACGCCCGCCTCGGCCTCGGTGAGGATGCCGCGCGCATCGACTACGACCTCGTGGCCGACGCGGCCGACATCTGCGACGAATTCGTGACCGTCCCGGACGGCTCGCAGCGCCGCTACACCTGCAACGTCGTCCTCAATGCGACGGATCGCTTCGAGGACAACATCGAAGTCCTCGATCAGGCGATGGCCGGCGTGTGCTACTACTCGGGCGGCAAGTGGCGGATGTTCCCCGGCGCGTGGCAGACCCCGAGCTTCTCGCTCGGCGTCGACTCGCTGGTCGAGGGCGGCATCCGGCTCGTGACGGCGCTGCCGTATGACAAGCGCCACAACAGCGTCCGCGGCACCTTCATCGACCCGACGAAGAATTGGCAGAAGGTCGAATTCCGCGCAGTCGTCAACAGCACGTATGTCGCCAACGATGGCGAGCAGACTTGGCTCGATGCAGACTTTGCCGCGACGACCAACGAGTACGAGGCGCAGCGGCACGCCATCCTGCTCAACCGCCGCAGCCGCCTGCGCCAGTCGGCCACCCTGCGCTGCAACATGGGCGCCTATGGCATCCGCCCCTTCGAGACCGGCACCGTGACCATCCCGGAGCTCGGCTGGTCGGCGAAGACCGTCCGCTGCGAGGGCTGGAACTTCGACCCGTCCGGCTTCGTCGAGATTGTCATCCGCGAGGAGGCCTCGACGGACTGGAACGACCCGCTCACGACGGACTATCTCGCCCCTAGCTCAATCACCACCCCGACGCCGACCAACTACGTGCCGCCGCCGCCGACGAGCCTCAGCCTCGTCGGCATGACAAGCGCCATCTACTTCTCGTGGACGCCCCCGGCGGACCTCCCCGCCGATGCAGGCTATGAGCTCTACGAGCACACCGCGTCCACCCCCTTCTCGAGCGCGACGCTGATCTGGTCCGGCAACTCGACCGCGGCTTTCATCGTCAAGACAGATACCACCGTGCGGTACTACTGGGTGCGCACGAAGATGCCCGCCGGCGGCGTCTCGACCACCGAGCCGCCTGCCGCAGGTGTCGCAGGTTCGAGCAACACCGTCAGCGGTACGCTCGCCGCGTCGGCCGCCCCGTCGGCGATCTCCAAGACCGACAGCGGCAGCAGCATCACGACGGACTCGACGACGGTGACCGCCACGGGCGGCACCTCGCCCTACACCTACGCTTGGACGCGCATCAGCGGCTCGACGCTCATCACCGCCAATTCGGCCTCAGCCGCGACGACGACCTTTACCGGCACGCCGCTCGTGAACAACACGACCTATGACGCCGTCTTCCGCTGCACCGTGACCGACAACGTGGCCGCGACGAAGACGGTCGACGTCACCGTCAGCATCACGCGCGCGGCCATGTTCCTCACGGCCTCCCCGGCCTCGCTCGCCAAGTTCGGCACGACGTCGACGCTCACGACCGACACGACCACCGCGACCCCGACCGGCGGTGTCGGCCCGTATACGTACGCCTGGACGAAGGTGAGCGGCGCGACCTTGACGGTCACGGCTTCGACCTCTGCGACCACGGCCTTCCAAGCGACGGGCCT